GTCGACCTCCTCGAGGAGTCCGTCCCATTCGCCTTGCACGTCGTCGGGGAACTGCTTGCCCGCCCATTCGGCGTGCAGGTACTTCGTCCTATCGTCGATCTCCTTCCGCCGAGCGGCGAGGAGCTCGAGCGAATCGAACCTGTCGATGTCGATAGCCATCTCGTCCTCCTTGGTCTCCTTGTGCTTGTCGGCCGTCGGGATGTCGGCCAACGTGAGGCCAGCGGGTTCCGAGGTGGCATCTGCCGGCGTCGGTTCCGAGGCTGGTTCCTTGGACTTGCGGGTGAAGTCGATGATCTCCGAGAGCCGCTTCGGATCTCGGGTGAGTCGTGCGAAGTGCTCCTCATCAGTGAGCGAGCGCACCCCGGCGGTCGCTCCTTCGTAAGCGGGGAACGTGACTGGACCGAATTCGTAGAGTTCAACCTCTTTGATCGTCCGCTCCGGGAGACGATGCGGGTTTTGGTCGGAAGCCTCTGGCTCCTCCTCCATCTCCTCCCGCATCACGCGGAACCGGAAGCTCGATCCGTACACCCCTTCGCGCAGACCCTCCATCACCAGCGGCGGCACCGAGCCGAAGAGCGGCACCTCGTACCGTGCGCCGTATCCGTCTTCCTCGAGGGTCGAGATCGGACCGAGCACCTTGTCACCGAGATCCGGATCGTGTCCATGGTTGAACGTGACCTTCACTCGATCGCGTGTCTCCGTGAAGGTCTTCTTGAACGCCCCCGGCGCGATCCGTTCCATGAAGTGACCCTCGAAGATCGAGTCGATCTCCGACCACTGATCGAAGACCGCGAAGTGCCCGGTGAGTGTCGGAGGAGTTCCATCGCTTGCGGCACGGACCTCATAATTGGCACCGGGCATGAGTGCTCGGACGAGGTTCTCTCGAGGGAGGCGAGCCTTCTCATCGCTCGGCAACGAGTGGGTCTCGAAGAGATGCCGCCTCACGGCCACCCGGTCCTTCAGCCCTTCGGTCTGAGCGAACCGCTGTCGGGCCGCTTGGACCCCGCTGGCGTTCGGTCCCTTGCCGAGGTAGTGATGGGGCAGAGCCCAGTGCTGGCGCTGGTCGGGTTCCCCGGTCGTGTGTTCCCCGGCGCAGATCTGGCGGTAGTCTGCAGCGGTCTGACATGCGGACATCGCCTTGTTCGCGTCCCATGGAGAATCGTCCATCTCGGCGCGGATCTCTTCTTTCATCGCTACCATCTGAGCCTCCTGCGCGTAGAGAGCGCTGAGTTGTGCTTGAGCTTTCTGCTTCGAGGTGTGGCAGCCGACCGTCTTGCCGTCGGCATCCTTCACGACCGCCCAACCGCCTTTACATCCCGGCCGATCGAATTCAAGGTGCCAGGGCAGGAACCTCAGCCTTCCCGTTGGCTTGCGGTAATTCCAATTGAGTGCCGCCGGCCGGCTGGAGCTGGACGGAGAACAGACCGCTGTGCTTCAGCCGCGAGAGATCGCCGGAGATCACCGCGTCGACCACGGTCTCCGCGACGAACCCCGCGTCGATGAGTTGTCGGATCGCCGCCGCGTTGGATGTCTGGATCTCCGCCAGATCCTTGCGGTCCTCCTGAAGGAAGGCGATGTCGCGATCGTCGTACCAGAGCTCGGCACGACCGGCCTCGGTCTGAGGGGTGTTCACGATCCACTCGAGCGACCCAGCGACGTTCCGCCAGAGTGGCCGCATCGTGCCGTCCGCGAACTTCCGTCGCGCAGCCGAGTAGTTCCCGACGTTCAGGGACGATCCGGCGAGTCCTTCTGACAGACCTGCCATGATCGCGCCCACCCCGGCAGCATTCGCGATCCGCGTCTCCCCTGCTCCCTGCACAACCTTGAAGTCGAGCTGTCGCAAGTTCGCCCCGACCACCTGAGCATCCGCGCCAGCACCGAGGAAGAGCGTCTTGTAGGCGTTCTCCGCCCCTTCGTGACCCTCACGGATCAATTTCACGTACTGATCGAAGAGCTCCTTCGACACCGAAGCGTCAAACTTCACGACCATGTTCGGCGTCGCGCCTTTCGTGAACAGCTTCTCCTTGTGCGTCGTCGCGGCTTGATCGGCGTCGATCTCCCTGATGACCGGCGTGATCCAGCTCATGCCCTTCCACGGGAAGAGCGGGTCCGGGATCGGCGCGTAGTGCGCAACGGTCTCGGCGCGATAGACGACCGGATCCTTCCCGCCCGCCGGCCCTCCGGACTGATAGCCGACACCGATCAGATCGGTCCCGACCTCCCAGGGATCGCCGTTGTAAATCAACGTCACCCAATCGGGACGTAGGCACCACAAGCGGTCGCCTTCCCGATGGATGAACGAGTTCCCACCGAACGCAGAATGGACTTCCATCCGCGTCAACAAGTCTCCGGTCGTCCCCCTCGGCCAAGGCTGCTCGAGGACTCGAAGCTCCGGGCTCCCGAAGAGCTTGCCGGGCCGTCCCTTGTTGATCTCTCTCCACTGGAACCGCGCTTCGGAAAAGACGAGCATCCGGACGAGCTCGCACGCGAAGACGATGCCGTTGGACTTGTAAGCACCCTGAACGAACGCCGCGAAGCCGGAGCCGATCTTCTCCTCGTTCCCGACCAGCGTCCCGCCCGTGAGCGGATAATTGTGCCCTCCGTAGGTGAAGTAGGAGAGCCAGTCGGCGAAGGAAAGCGACTCCCGCTCTTCCCACGCGAATGTCCTTCGCCACCAGTCTCTCAAGCCCATGAGACCAAGGCTTCCGTCTGACGTGGTGCCCCCGCCACATGCACCGCGGACGCGAGCGCGATCAGGGCGTCGATCGGTCGACGCGATACCGGATCCTCGGCGAGGTACCGGCCTCGTTCGGAATCCTTCCACACACCCGCGAACACTTGCGCGCGGAACTCTGGCGCTCCGGTGTGTCGGAGCTGCTTGGTCTCAATCACCCGCTGAAGGGAACCGGAGGCTTGGGAGATCCGCTCAAGGTGATGGGGAAACTCGAACATCGGCAGCCCCTCGGTCTCCAAGAGTTCGGCGGAACGTTTGAACGTCCGCGGGTCGTATAAAACTTGCTCGACGCGGTAGCGCGCGCAGATCTCCCGGCACTTCGCCTCGAGAGCCGAGAACTCCGGGTCGGAGAACACCCACGCTTCAGCGTCGAGGGTCTCGGTTCCCTTCTGGACGGCGACGATCGCGGCGGTGGAACCCCGGACCTTCACCGAAACTACGACCGGTGTTCCTGTGGGGATCGTGAACTCCGCAGCGAGGGAATCCCAGGTCGCAGGGTCAACCCACGGGTCCGCCAAGCCAGCCGGGAGCCCACAGACGAACCGCAGCCAGTGGCTCGGCGTCATGGAGGGCGAGTCGAACTTCCTCTTGAGCTGCGGGATGGTGATCGCGCGAAGCGGGTTCGCCATCTTCACGTCCCGCATGTTCTCCGGGTCCTTGCCCTTCGGAACGGCGTACTCGTGGAGCACGAAGTCCTTAGACGCTGCGCGGAGGTAGGCCCCCTTTCGGGTGACCGATGTCGCAGCCTCCCGCATCTTCTGCCGGACCTCCTCAAACTCGCCGTCCTGCTCCCCTGCGGTAGAAATCGCAGCCAACTGCCCGCCACGTTTCTCGATCTTGCCGCGCCATGTCCGGTAGAGGCGAAGGGTCCGATGGCGGTGGAGCTCCTCGAGGAATGCCAAGGTCGGGATGATCCCGTCTCCGGTCCGGTCGTCGGCAGCGAAAACCTGGATGCGCGAGCCCATCGAGTCGCATCGGATCCGGCGATAGCCCTCCTGGCACCGGAACAGTTTCTCGATCGATGGTGACCGTTCCACGAACCCAGCGGCCGCTTGGTACAACCACTCAGCTTGGTCCCTCGACGATGCCGCCACGGGTACCCGAGCGAACCTTCGGAACTGTGCGTGATAGAGGATCACCCCGCCGGCAGTCGTCGTCTTCGCATTTCCCTCGGGAATGATGAGCCAGTTCTCGAGAAATCCCGCGAAGAGGTCTTGGAGCCAGTCGGCCTGGAACTTCTCCACCCTCCACGGTTTGCCCGTGTCCAGGATCAGCCCGCTGGCCCACGCCCGGAAGTGCGGGACCGTGAACGGCTTCCCGAGGTTTTTCTCGCGAGCGCGGGGAGATGGGGTCTTGCTC